GCGGCCAGTGCTGAAGCTGGGGCTGGCCTGAATGGCGATCTGCTGCGCGAGTCGGTCTACGGCGTCGAGGCCGATTCCATGGCGATTCGCTACGAGGGCGACCTCAAGGCGCAGGGCCTGAAGGACGCAGCCGCCCTGCAGAGGTCGGCCGCGGCTGTGGCGCGTGATCGCGGCAAGCGCGCGGTGACCGCCTCCTACCTGAACGCAGGCTCGTCGGTGTTGAACGCCGCAACCAGTTACTACGGCACGACGTCCAAGATCGCATCTGCCGGAAAGGTTATCTCCTGATGGCACGCGCAATCCCAACCTACCAGCGCCAGAACCTGGCCGGCGGTATCCAGTCCGCACCCAACGCCTCGAGCAACGTGTCAGCCAACGACCCGGTGGCGTCGGCCTTGAGCAACATCGGCCAGTCGCTTGGCAATGCCGCCAACACGCTGGGCGACGAGGCGATCCGCAACGCGTCTGCTGACCGAATGGCCGCAGAAAAGGCCATTGCCGAGGCCAAGCGAGCAGCCGAGAACGCTGCCGCTGTCGATGTCTCCAACGTGCTGTCGCAGGGCGATGTCTACTGGCAGGAGGACTCCACCCGACGCATGCAGGCGTGGAAGGTCGGCGACCCCGACTTGCGCGAAGGCATCGCCAAGGACTTCGACAAGTGGGCGGCAGAATCCGCGGCCAAGCTGCCGACCGATGCCTCGCGCAAGTATTTCCAGCAGCACGCGGCGACCATGAAGGCCCGGCTGCAGACCAACGCCTTCTCGTTCCAGGAGAAGTCGACCACGGCCAAGCTCAACGCCGACAGCGATGCCGGCATGCAGGCCGACGAGAACACGGTCTACAACGACCCCTCGCTCTTCGACTCGACCTACAAGCGCCGCGTCGAGCCTTTGCTGGCGCGCACCGATCTCACCCAGGCCGAGAAGATCAAGGCCGCCGACATCTACAAGCGCAAGCTCTCGCTGGCCGTCGAGCGCGGCGAGATGCAGCGCGACCCTGTGGGCTGGTACCGCAAGCGCTTTGGCGAATACAACCCGATGGCTGCCAGCTCGGGCGCGTCCCAGCCATCGGCCGCTGTCACGCGCAACGCCGACGGCTCGGTGACGCTGGACATCGACAAGAGCCTGCCGGCCGGCATGCGCAACAACAACCCCGGCAACATCAAGTTCGTCGGCCAGAAGGATGCGCTCGGGCCCTCAAGCAACAAGGACCAGGGCGACCCGCAGGCCGTCTACGCCACGCCCGAAGACGGCATGGCCGCGATGTTCCGGCTGGCCCTGAAGAAATACGACGGCGGCAAGACCACGGCCGAGAGCCTGATCGCAGGTGAGGGCGGCTGGACGCCTGGCAACACGGCGGCTGCGGCCAACGTCGCAAAGACCATGGGCCTGTCGCCCACCGACAACCTGAACCTGCGCGACCCGGCGATGCTGCAGAAGTTCGCCCGCGCGCTGATGCTGCAGGAGCACGGCAACGCCAGCAAGAAGTACACCGACGAGATGGTCACCCGCGTGGCTAGTGACGTGCTCGCCGGCCGATCGCCTGTGCCCGCTGCGGGCCCGACACCCGTCATCTCATCCGGCGCTCCGGCCTCTGCGGCCGCACCCGCTGCGGCCCGTCCGGCCATCGAGCAGCCCGCCTCGTTCAAGGCGATGGACTGGGAGCAGCAGGACGCGCTCAAGTCGTTGGCCGAAACCAAGATGCGGCAGGACCATGCCCGCCTGCAGGCCGAGGTCGATCTGAAGGTGCGCGACGCCACGGCCATGCAGGCCGACGGCAAGGTCGACCCGTTCAACTTCACGCAGGAGACGTTCACGCAGGCCTATGGCGCTGACGGCGTGCGCCGCTTCCAGGACTACCAGAACGGCCGGGTGATGGCTGCCGACATCGGCTCCTACATGACCATGGCGCCGGCCCAGATCGAGGCCGCACTGCAGGCCAACCAGACCAAGGTGGACGACCTCGCCAAGACCGACGGGGCCGGTTATGCCGCGGCAGACGCACGCCAGCAGCTGCGCATCAAGGCCGCTCAGTCCGTTGTGAAAATGCAACAAGACGACCCGCAGGCCTATGCCGTGAAGGCGGGCCTGTCGACGGCCAAGCCGCTGGACATGGGCGACCCCGCGAAGTTCGGTGCCGAGCTCGCCGGCCGCGCGGCCACGGCATCCATGCTGCGCGACACCTACAAGACGCCCTTCACGCTGCTGATGAAGAACGAGGCGACCGCGCTGGCGGCTGGCTTCAACAAGATGAGCAGCGACCAGAAGCTGGCCTACCTCGGCGCCGTGGCGAAAGCGGTTCCCGACCCACAGGCTGCCCAGTCCGTCTTCCAGCAGATCGCGCCCGACAGCCCGGTCACCGCGGTGGCCGGCAAGCTGATGACGATGATGGGCAGCATGCCGATCGGCGCCGGCATGTTCTCCAGCGGCACGACCTACAACCCGAAGACCGTCGCCACGATGATCATCCAGGGCGAGGAGCTGCTGAACCCCAACAAGGCGATGAAGAAGGAAGACGGCAAGCCCGTGAACCTGATCATGCCCAAGGAGCAGGACCTGCGCGACCCGTTCAACAACGCGGTGGGCGCGGCCTTCACCAACCAGCCACAGAGCGCCGAGGTCGCCTACCAGTCGGTCAAAGCCTACTACGCGGCCAAGATGGTGCAGCTCGGCGACTACTCCGGCACCTTCAACTCGTCGGTGATCAAGGAAGCGATCGAGGCGGTGACGGGCGGCGCATCCGAGCTGCGCAACACCAAGGTGATCCGGCCATGGGGCATGGACGACGCCAGCTTCAAGGACAACGCCAAGCGCGCCTTCGATGCCGAGATGCAGCGCCTTGGCCGCAAGGGCCCGGCTGCCAACTTCGCCTCCTACGGCCTCGAGAACTATGGCGACGCCTACCGGGTGCGCGCAGGCACTGGCTATGTCGAGGAGCGCCCCGGCGTTCCACTGACGCTGTATGTCATGGGGCCCAGCTTTGCTGGCGCTGGTCGTGGCATGATCAACCCATCACCAGCACAGTAAAACCATGAACCTCTTCTCGACCGGCGGCACCGAACTAGCCAACCAGGACTCGTTTGCTCGCGCTAACCCGCTCAAAGCGGACGACCTGAAGGCTGGATTCTTTGAAGGGATCCCGGAGGCCACTGCGCTTGGCGCTGGCGCGGCGGTCAACAACTACGCTAGGCCCATAGCCGATGCGGCCAAGGGCATCGACAGCATGTTCAAGACGGACATGTCCGGCTGGCTGACGAAGGAGCAGGAGAAGACGCAGCAGGCCTCGCGCAATCTGACGCCGAACCCGGCCACCGTCGGCTGGCTCGGCCAGCAGGTCTACGGCGCGACCAACATGATCGGCAGCATTGCGATCGGCACGCTGGCGACAGGCAACCCGATCACCGGCACGGCTGTCGGTGCGGCCGCGATGGGCAATGCCGCCTTCAACCAGGCGCGCGAGGACGGCCTCGACGTGCAGACATCGCTGGGCATGGGCGGCATCACGGCAGGCTCGACCTTCCTTGGCGCGTTCATCCCGGTCACGGCCACCAGCAGCATGGCGACAGGCATGCTGGGCCGGGCCATGGGCGCAGAGGTCGCAGGTAATGCGGCCACGGCTGCAGCCCTGTACACGGCAGCCGGCGTCACGGCGACCATCGCCACCAACGTGCCGGCCAAGATCGCCGCAGCCGGCGTGCTGAACACGGCGGTCGGCATCCCGACCAGGGGCGCGACATCCATCCTGCTTGAGGCCAACGGCTACCCCGAGATGGCGAAGCAGTACGAGGCCTTCAGCATGTCCGAGATGATCAGCGACTTCGCGGTCGGCTCGATCTTCGGCCTTGGCATGCACGGCTACCAGAAGTGGGAGCAGGCCAACCAGAACAAGATCCCGCCGGCTCAGTTGTCGGACCTCGACGCGGTGCTGTCCCTGCGCAACGCCGCTCACACCGAGCTCGGCACGGCGCCAGGCATCCCGACCGACCCCGCCACCCGTGAGGCCCACGTCGCGGCGATCAACAAGGCGATCGAAGACCTGTCGGCTGGCCGACCCGTCGACGTTGGAACGACCGTCGCCGATGGCAACTTCATGGAAGACCCGGTGGCCGTCCAGACCCGCACGGAGATCGTGCGCGTGGTCGAGGACCACATGGGCCCAGAGTGGGAAGGCCTGCAGGCAGACCTCGCCGCGCGCGGCATGTCCACCGACACGAACCTGTACCAGATCACCCGCACACCGCCCGAGCAGATGCTGCAGGTGCGCCCGACCATGGAAGTCAACCGCATCATCGAACGCGGCAAGGCCGAGGGCTGGGACACCGAGCGCATGATCACCGAGCTCGAGACGCTCAAGGGCAAGCTCGAGCAGCGCAACGAAGCCCAGCTCGAAGCCCGAACAGGCGATCGCGTGCGTGGCGAACTGTGGGTGCGCGAGCGCCTGCTGCGTGCCGAGCGCAATGGCGAGCTGCCCCCCGAGGCTGTCCGTCTGGCGAACTGGCTCATCGACCAGAACCCCAACCTGGTCGCCGACATCGGCCTGTCGTTCAAGAAGTCTGGCGACGTGCAGGGCGAGGCCGGCGGCTACAACCCGCTGGCGCGCATCGTCACCCTGATCAAGGGCCGCGCCAACGACGAGACGGTCATTCATGAGATCCTGCACCACGCCGAGCGAATGATGCCGGAGGACGTGCAGGCTGGCATCCGTGCCGAGTGGTTCAAGGAACTGCGCGCCGTCACGCAAATGGCGACACGCACCCAGAACCAGACGCTGATGAAGGCTGCCGACGATGCGCTGCGCGCGGCCAACGGCGACGAGCGCGCCTTCCGCAACCTGGCCGAGATGATCGCCAACGGCGAGGTCGACGAGCGCTTCTACGCCCTGGCGAACCCGTCCGAGTTCTGGGCCGTCAACGGCTCGAGGATCCTGCGCGAGCGGGCCAACGAGGGCTGGGTCCAGCAGGCCAAGCAGTGGCTGGCCGAGTTCGTCGAGAAGATCAAGGGCGCCTTTGGCCTGCGCTCCGACGCCGCGGTGATCCGTGGCCTCGATGGCGTGCTCAAGAGCGACGGCGCCTTCGTCAGCGCCAGCATGCTGGATGACGGCAACGTGCCGCGCATGCGCGACATCGGGTCGAACTTCAAGCGCTGGTTTGGCAAGAGCAAGGTCGTCGATGCCCAGGGCAATCCACTGGTGATGTACCACGGAACGGACGCAGATTTCGCTACGTTCAGGGCCAAGGACGGCATGATCTTCGTGACAGCCGACCCAAAGTTCGCGGCGGAATACACCACCACCACCATCGACACCTTGGATAAAACGGGCGGCCAGCCCAACGTCATCCCGGTTTACGTCAAGGCCGAAAACCCGTTTGACTTCGAGAACCCCGAGCACATCGCGGCGCTTCAACAGTACGAGAAAGACAACCGCTACACCGAGCGCAGCATCAGCAACTACGTCAACGACACCAAGCGCGGCGACTATGAAGCGATTGAATCGCGCAAGATGCAAAACGCGATCAAGGCAATGGGCCACGACGGCTTCTATGTAAGAGAGGCAGGAAGACAGGTAAAAAACCTCGGCGTGTTCGATCCCGCGCAGCTTAAATCCGCGACCGGCAACAACGGCGAGTTCAACCCGAACGACCCCAACATCCTGCGCCAGATCACCCGCGACAGCGTCGAGAACCCCGGCCGCGATACGGCGCCCGAGAACCTGAACGGCTTCGAGCCCGACCTGCGCGTGCGCGTGCCCATGGGCAAGATCGAACTGCCGGCCAAGCCGCTGGTGCTCACCGGCACCAACAAGAAGAACGCCGCGCGCCAGCTCGCCGGCATCGACGATGCGCTGGCGAAATTCCCCGACGCCGACACCTCGCCGCTCGAGTGGTCCAAGATGATGGCCTACGCCATGGCGACCAACGACGTGCCCGTGCCGCCCTACCGGTTCCTGAAGGACATCAACAGCGATGGCGCGTTCCGCAGCCTGTCGCGCCTGTCTGCCGGCCAGATCGCCGATGCCAAGCACGGCTTCGAGAACGCCCAGGCCTTCCGTGATGCCTACGTCAACAAGGAGCTGGACGTCGAGACGACCGGCAAGCTGTTCATGTGGTCGTTCCTGTCGCGTGGCGTGAGCCCGTACACCCAGGAGGGCCTGTTCATCGACGGCTTCAAGGGCGCTGGCGAGTGGATCAAGAAGGCAGCCGACGGCAACCTGACCGAGGCCGACTTCCCCGCCTACGAGGCATGGGCCAAGTCGGTCGCACCGCAGGGCTCGGGCCAGCCAGGCTCCGGCGCCACGCACAACCTGAACGCCTTCGGCAAGCTCTTCCTGTTCAAGATGGGCCAGAAGGACGAGAACGGCGTCTCGCTGCTGCAGAAGATGCACACCCTGATGGAAGACCCCGAGATCACCGGCCAGCAGATCCGTCGCTGGTTCGTCGAGAACACCGAGGGCGTGGGCATCGACAACAAGGTCGTGTCCTTCACCCTGCTGGTGGCCGGCTTCAAGGATCTGATGGTGCTCGACCGGGTGCAGATCCGGCAGCTGTGGGACGATGGCCGCTTTGGCGATCGCAACCTGTACGACGGCCGCAAGGTCGACGGCAAACCCGTGGCCGGCTCGGCGCTGTCCGAGATTACCTACGGCGCCCGCGGCCTGCTGATCTACGAGGCGATCGAGCGCGCGCTCGAGAAGCGCATCGTCAACCTGTACACGGCGCTCGGCCGTCCCGAAGACGGCAGCGTCGGCCGCTATCATTGGGAGACATGGGTCGCCGACAGCCAGCAGGAGGCCAGCCACGGCACCCTGGACGCGATCCTGATGGACGCCAAGGGCAACACCGAGATGATCTCCCAGGTGACCGCCAAGGAGGGCGAGTACGGGGCCTACGCCTACGGCGCGCGCTACGGCCGCGACGCCGACGGCCAGCCTTATTTCATGTACGGCCTGAACGGCGGGACCGAGTACCGCTTCACCGTCGGGGCTTTCCGCGAGTTCCTCGATGCCGTAAAATTACCCAAGAACGGCGTCGTCCCGACAAAGTTCAAAGTCACGGAAGCCGGCAATGCCCCTTGGTACGAACGACCCGAAGTCAACAGACAAGCCCTCGACGAGCTCGCCCAGCAATACGCCGGAGAGCCCGGCGCGCGCGAAGGAGCGGGAGCTGTTCCAGAGGATGGCGCGGGTCAAGCAGTACCCGATGGCGCCGGACGAGGAGCCGCAGCCGCCGACCCCTACAGCGCCGAAACGGTAATCATCAACAACCCTGCACTGACGATCATTGGAGCCGACGGCAACATGGTGTCAGCCGGTCGTGCGCTTACCGCAGCTGATGCGGAAATCGCTACGGCAAAGCAGGAATCGCAAGGCTACGACGCGGCCGTGGCCTGCGCCCTGAGAGGCTGACATGAAAGACAAATGCGTTGCCGCCGTCGCCCAGGCCATTGGCCGCGACATCACCAAGCAGGAAGCCCAGGGCCTCGAGGACCGCATCCTCAAGAACATGCGCTTAGAGGCGTCCAAGGATCCGGCGGCGTTCCGTGCGCTGTCGGCCGAGGAGCGCCTGAAGCTCGGTGCAAACCTCGCGGCCGAGGAGCTGATCCAGGAGGCCGACCTCAAGAAGCGCCGCATCGTCATGACCATCCAGGCGCATGACCGCATCGAGGGCTTTCTGAACGAGGCGCGCGCGGCCGGCATGGAAGATCTCGACGCGCTGCGGCGCACCCTGGTGTTCGTGTCCGACGGCAAGAGCAACACCATGTCGGTCGAGAGCCGCGGCAACGCCATCCGCAACGACGCCGTGCGCCAGCTGGTGGACACCTTCGAGGCCGTCGATCCGCGCTTCTGGGGCCTGTTCGAGAGCGCCGAGGGCGTCAAGATGCTGACCCGCGCGATCTTCGGCGAGAAGACCGGCAACGCCATCGTGGACAAGGGCGCCAAGGCCTGGCTCGACGTGGCCGCGCAGATGCGCGACGCCTTCAACCGGGCCGGCGGCAAGATCGGCCTGCTCGAGAACTGGTCGCTGCCACAGCACCACAGCCAAGCCAAGGTCAACGCGGCTGGCGCCGACACATGGATCCAGGACACGCTGCCCAAGCTGAACCGCGACAAGTACGTCAACGACGACGGCACGCGCATGAACGACCAGCAGCTCGAGGAAGTGCTGCGCAATGCCTGGCTGACGCTGGCGACCGGTGGCATCAACCAGATCACGCCCGGCGCACCCGGCGGTGGCATGCTGGCAAACCGACGCGCCGCGCACCGTGAGCTGCACTTCAGCAACGCCGACGGCTATCTGGCTTACCAGGAAAAGTACGGCGACAACTCGCTGTGGGGCGTGATCACCGGCCACATCGAGGGGCTCTCGAAAGAGATCGCCATGCTCGAAACCTACGGGCCCAACCCCGACGCGACGTTCAACCTGTTCCTCGAGAAGAGCGTGCAGAAGCAGGCGATGAACGACCCGGCCTCGACACAGAAGGCGCAGGAGGAAGCCCGCCGCCTGTCCTCGCTCTACGACTACACCACCGGCAAGACCACGCCGATCGTCAACGAGACGCTGGCCGGCACCTTCGACACGCTGCGCAACTGGCTGGTGTCCTCGCGCCTCGGCTCGGCCGTCATCACAGCGCTGACCGACGAGGCGACGCTGCACCTGACCGCTCAGGTCAACAACCTGCCCGAGGTCCAGCTGATCCGAAACGAGCTGGCGGCGCTCAACATCGCCAACAAGACCGAGGAGAACCTGGCGCACCGCGCAGGCCTTGGCCTCGACACCATGCTCAACCACCTGAACCGCTGGGGCTCGGACAATCTGGGCCCGACCTTCAGCTCCAAGATGGCGAACACCGTCATGCGGGTGTCCGGCATGGAGGCCCTCGACGGGGCCCGGCGCCGCGCGTTCGGCGTGACCATGATGTCCTCGCTCGGCGAGATCGTCGGCAAGTACGACACCCTCGCCAAGCTCGATGCAGACGACAACCGGATCCTGCTGTCCAAGGGCATCACCGAGACGGACTACCAGATCTGGCGCTCGGCCGAGCTCGAGAAGTGGGGCGCAGGCAACGGCGTGCTGACGCCCGAGTCGATCATGCGTATCCCCGAGGCCAAGATCTACGAGGCCAGCAAGGGCCGCATCGCCGAGCTCGAGGCCGAGTTGCAGGCCAAGATCGACGGCATCAACAAGATGTCGGCCATGACGCCGGAGGCCAAGGCTGCCTCGATCGCCGACTGGTCCAAGGTCTACGGCGAGCAGATCGCCGACGTCACCGACACCGCCCGCCGCAACGCCGTGCTGCGCCTGCTGGGCGTGGTGCAGGAAGAAACCGACATGGCCGTGATCCGGCCAGGCGCGGCCGACAAGTTTCTGACCGGCGCCGGCATGGAGCGCGGCACATGGAAGGGCGAGCTCACCCGCTCCTTCTTCCAGTTCAAGGCGTTCCCGCTGGCGATGATCTCCCGCCACTTCATGCGCGGCATGAGCATGGAGACGGCCGGCGGCAAGGCGCTCTATCTGGGCAGCCTGATCGCTGGCACGACCATCCTGGGCGCCGTCTCGCAGTCGGTCAACGACCTGCTGTCGGGCAAGGACATCCGCAACTACAACCCCTTCGAGGGCGAGAACGGCGTCAAGAACTGGATGGCCGCGTTCCTGAAGGGCGGCTCGCTCGGCCTTTATGGCGACTTCCTGTTCTCCGGCGCGACCCAAAACAACCAGGCCGGGCCGATCGCCGCGGCGCTGGGCCCTGTGGTCGGCCTCGTCGAGGAGGCCTTCAAGCTCACACAGGGCAACATCATCCAGGCGATGCAGGGCAAGGACACCAACTTCGGCGCGGAGGCCGTGCGCTTCATCAAGGGCAACACGCCGGGCGCCAATCTCTGGTACGCCAAGGCCGCGCTCGACCACATTATCTTCCACCAGCTGCAGGAGTATTTCAGCCCAGGTTATTTGGCGCAGATGCAGCGCCGCGCTCAGACCGAGTTCGGCCAGCAGTTCTGGTGGACACCAGGAACCGGCATTGACGGCATGCGAGCCCCTGATCTGGGCCGGGCTGTCGGCCAGTAAGGTGTTGTGAAATCGCAACGCCGGCTTTTCTGTGGTGTGAAAACCACATCATTGATAGAATCCGACCAACGAATTTAGAGGCCCTCCATGACCGTCCCAACAAGCACCGCAAAGTCGGGCCCCTATGCGGGCTCAGGCACGACCGGCCCCTTCACGGTGGGCTTCCGGTTTCTGGAGAACTCGCATCTCCAGGTCATTCGCACCAGCAGCACAGGCGTCGACACGACCCTGACGCTCACCACCGACTACACCGTTTCCGGCGCTGGCGGCTCGTCCGGCACTGTCACGCTGGTGACAGCTCTGGCGGTCGGACAGAAGCTCACGATCATCCGCAACGTGCCGTTCACGCAGGATGCCGACTACGTCCAGAACGACGCCTTCCCAGCCGAGTCGCATGAGCGCTCGCTGGACAAGCTGACCATGCAGACGCAGCAGCTGCTCGAGGCCGTGGACCGCGCGGCCAAGCTGCCCGTCACAAGCACCGCCGACTCCGAGGAGCTGGTCGCAGACATCACCTTGCTGGCCGACAACATCACGCTGCTGACGGCTGTCTATGGCGCGCTTCCGGCCATCACCGTGGTGGGCAACGACCTCGAGGAGCCGACGTCCGAGATCGAGACGGTGGCGGGCTCGATCGCCAACGTGGACGCGGTGGGCAGCAACATCACCAACGTGAACACGGTGGCCGGCGTCAGCGCCAACGTCACGACAGTGGCGACCAACATCGCCTCGGTGAACAGCGCCGCGACCAACATGGCCGCAATTATCGCCGCCCCAAGCGAGGCTGCCGCCGCTGCTGCATCGGCTGCTGCTGCCGCGGCCTCTGCGGCTTCTGGCATGTACTCGGCCGTGCAGGACAAGAGCGCCGACTACACGGTGGTGCTCGGCGATGCCGGCGACCTGATCCGCATGACGACCTCGGGCGGTGCTCGCACGGTCACGCTGCCGCTGATCTCCAGCCTGCCTGACGGCTTCAACGTCACGGTGGTGAAGTGGAGCGGCGATGGCAATGCCTGCACGGTGCAGCGCTCTGGCTCTGACGTGATCAACGGGTCAACAAGTTATGCGCTTGACGCCCTCTACAAGTCGGCAACCTTTGTGGCGGACTTGCAGAGCAATACGTGGTTTGCATCTGGATCAGGTGCCGCCAGCTCTAACATCAGCGTGGATGCGTTCAGCGGCAACGGCTCGACGGTGGCCTTCACGCTGTCCGGCGATCCCGGTACCGAGAACAACACGCAGGTGTTCGTGGGCGGTGTCTACCAAGAGAAGGACACCTACTCGGTAAGCGGCACGACCCTGACCTTCAGCGCGGCCCCGCCAAGCGGCACAAGCAACATCGAGGTGGTGTGGGCGCAGCCGCTTGCCATCGGCGTACCTGGCGATGGCACGGTAAGCACGGCAAAGATCGCCGACGGCGCGGTGACCAATGCAAAGATGGGATCTGGTGCAGCCAAGGCCAACCTTGGTTTGACCACCTGGAACATAACGGAATCTGGCGGTGTACTTTATTTCTCTGTCAGCGGCGTGAACAAGGCGAAGCTCGACTCGTCAGGCAATCTTACCGTTACCGGCAACGTGACGGCATACGGGACGGTGTAAGCCATGGCACTTCCAGCATCGGGATCAATTTCGCTATCCCAAGTCAATACTGAACTTGGGTTGTCCTCGACTGCGCAGATCAGCTTGAACGACAGCGCGGTGCGCACGCTGTTTGGCAAGGCCAGCGGCGCAATTGCCATGTCTGATGGCTACGGAAAATCCAATCAGTTCACCTTAACAATTAGCAGCAACCAGACCAATGCCAACCTCCGTTCGTTGGCTGTTGCCGCTGGTTGGGATCAGTCGAGCAAAGTAGTCGCCACAATCAACTCAGGTATCTACGTCAGTTCAAACGCCACGGGCACCCCTGCGCTCACCGTCAACGGCTCTTTCCCGGGCGGTGTGGAGCTTGTGAACAACGGCTTCATCGTAGGCATGGGTGGTGCTGGTGGGGCAGGAAGATCATCTGACGGTGGTGGAAGCCCTACGGGTGGTTCTGCTGGCTCTAGCGGCGGCGGGGCGCTTTCCGTTTCTTCGGCTGTATCCATCAACAACGCATCTGGAACAATTGGTGGTGGCGGCGGCGGTGGTGGTGGTGGCGGCACGGGCTACACAGTCTTCTATAGCATCTTCTCCGGCGGTGGCGGTGGCGGTGGTGGCGGTAGAGCTGGTGCAACAAACTCATCTGGTGGAGGAGGGGGAACTTCTGCCACCGGAGCAGGCAACGGCGCTGTTGGAAGCGCGGGAACTAGCTCTAGCGCTGGCGGCGGAGGCGGCGGCGGTGGTAGCGGGGCTGCTCGAGGCGGCAACGGTGGCGCTGGTGGTACTTGGGGCGCTTCTGGTAGCAGCGGCAGCACAGGATCTGGCACTGGAAGTGCAGGTTTAGGTGCTGGTGGCAGTGGATATGCTGTGTCCGGCAACAGCAACATTACTTGGGTATCAACAGGTACCCGCCTCGGCACCATCAGTTAAAAGGATAAAACATGGACATCGAATACAAATACACGATCGTTTCAGTGGACGCCGTTGCGCGTTGCATGGAGGTGGTCTACGAGGCCGAGGGGCATCAGACCATGCACATCGGTGCGCGCCTGCCATTCGAGGGCGAGCAACTCGAAGATGTAATTCGAGCGTTTGCACCAGTGGCTCTTTGGGTGGAGCGCGCTCTCGCCGTTGTTGTGCCGACGGTCGGCGCGT